GAGAGCCATACCAGATAATACAACTTTACCTGCTTTCTTTTTTACTAATCCACCAGCTTTAGCACCATACTTAGTTCTCATTCCCATAGTTCCTTTAGCTGCATATTTAGTTTTCATTTTTCCTGGCATCTTTATTCTCCTTGTATAAATTGTTAAATGTTATTTCAGGGTCAGTATAACTATCATGTATCTCTGCTGCATGTATATGCTGGCTTGGTCTAAAATCAGGTGCACCTTCACCAGTTATCCATAAAGCAGGACTTGTTACTCTAACTCTATTATTAGGTAAAGCTACTATATTACCTGTCCACTTTCCTGCATCTGTTAATTGTATTACATGATTTTGTTTATGTTGTGCAGGACAATCACTAATATCACTATCAGTAAAATCAACAGTAAACATGTAACGACCTTTATAAAATTCGTTATCTATTTTACAAAACCAAGGACTTGCTGTTAATAAATCAAGTTTAACTATACTGTGTGTTCTTGATGAACAGTCCCAAGGTTGTGCTAAATGTGTATCCATTCTTTCTGGTACTTCATCTAATATTTCATCTGCTATTAATGCTGTGATTGGCATACGTGCCCACATTGCACCACCATGAATATTAGGTTCATCTTCTATTCCAGTAAACATCACTTGAAAACTTAAACATCTATCTGGTATTGTATTAACTGCAAAAGCAATTCCATGTAACAATTCACCATGATAATCTAAATGATTATGTGTAAACTCTTTTCTAACCCAACATTTAAAATGTGGGATATTACTAATTAAGTATGACAGTTAACATCTCCATCTACGTCTTGCTTGTCTTAATCTTGAGTTAGGATTCTTAGCTGCTTTTGGAAACTTTTTCATTTGTCCTGCAGACCTAGCACAAAAACTTCTTCTTCTTGCTGCTCTTTTACCTGTTGGTTTCTTTTCTGTAACAGCAGTTTGTAATTTACTTCCAGGATTTTGTCTTCTATATTTTGCTACACCTTTAGCTGTAAGACCGGCTCCTTTTTTAGTGGGTCTTTTATCTCCACTTTTAATAGACATGCCTTTCATGCCTTTGCCTTTTTTCTTTTTCCTCTCTTTAGGCATTTTAACCTTTTAGATTTTTTACATCTTTGGTACTGGTAGTAAATGATTCACCTTGTGGATATTCTACGTCTGATACAGCTTCGATTGGTCCTTTAGTTTGTGGCCCATTTCTTGCTTTACCATAACCTTGTCCAGTTGGTCTACCTACAATATTATTTAAATCATATTTTTTGATGGTTCTACCTTGACCACCTTCTATAATTGTTTTACCTATAAACTGTCCCATTATTTACTCCTTATAAAATTGTGATACTTCTTTATTACCATCACGAATATTTTTATTTGTGCCACCATATAACTGATAAGACATTCCTCCACCAGCTTTTTTCATAACTTGTCCACCATACATTTTTCCAACAAGTTTATCACCTTGCTTATCTTTTTTAAACTTAACAATTTTTTGTTTTAATTCTGTTGGTAAGGTTTGTTGTTTTTCTGTTAAAAATTTATCTTCACTCATTTTATTGCCTCTTGTTACTTGTAAATTTATATTACTTCTATTAATACTCATTTTGTTTTAATTTTTTTTACTTTAATTTTTTTATTTTTATTTCTTTTAGCTTGTTGTTTTTTTAATTCTTTTTTTATTAAATCAGTATATCTTTTTTGTGTCATAATATCCTCTATTAATCTGCATTCTTAATAACTGGTGTTGGTCCACCTAATTGATTAGCTGGTGTTTGCATATCATCTCTTCTAGTTCTTCTAGCTTGATTACGTAAACCATTAATAGAGTTTTGATATTTTTGTTCCATAGAAGGAACTAAAGAATAGTTTTTCATAAATACCATTGACTCTACCATACATGCATCAAACAAAGCATTATAACAAAACTCGCTAAAATAGTTTGATGTAGTAGCACTTGTGCCTGTTGCACTTGCTAGTGCTAAAGGTCTTTTTGTAACTTGTATTTCACCAGTCAAAGCTGAAGCTGGTGTAGGTACAACATAAATCTCTGTGTTATTTTTCCTTGCATAGTATCTTGGTGTTCCTGTAGATGCACTTGCATGTGGAAAATAATCTATTGCATATTCATATGGTCTCTGTAATAATGTTGTGATATTAGAAGAGACACTTGTTTTGTAATTTACATTACGAACAACTAATGTTCCATCAGGAACAGAAACTATTGGGTTGCCTGCAGTAAAAGTAAATGTAGAATAATTATCTAAACCAGAATCATCTAGTTCTTTCATTAATCTACCTTCTGCTCTTTCTACAATATTAGGTATCTGACTTTCATATTCAGAAGAATCATTTTCAGTAGTATTAATTAAATCTGTTTTTAAAAATGAAAATGAAGGCATGTGTTATCCTACTATTAAAGTTACACCACCATTAGCACCAGGAGATGATACACTTACTGTACCTCTACACCTAATACCTAGTTCTCCTATATAAATATCTGCTTGACCACTTGCAGGAACTTGAAACTTAATCTTGCTACCTTTAGAGTCTTCAATATCAAATGTACCATTAACAGTAGAGAAAGCATGTATTGCTAAAATACGTGTATCACCTTCTGTAGTTACTGCTACACCAGTACCTTGTATAAATTTTGATGTAATGTTTGTTGTCATATTATTTCCTTGATATTAGTATAGGAAGGCAGAGTAACTCATACCTTCCCATAATTTGTATTAGACTCCTGGGTTTCCGAAGTACCCTCTCCAATCAGATACACCAAAAGAATATCTTTCTCTTGCTTTAAATCTGATGTTTCCGGTATCGAAATCAGGTTCCATTTTAGTTTGTAAAGGTGTTCTAACGAACATCTTAGTACCATTAGGTACGTCAGTTTTAATAAAGTACGCATCTGGGTCATTAAATCTTCTGTTCACAAAGAAACCATTAGGCACCATGCCCATGTTTCTTAAACTGTTAATGTCATTGTCTGCACTTCCAGTTGTACCTGGAGTGTTTAAAATAACATCAGCAACGAAGATTAAATCGTTAGGGATGTGTAATGATACTGCTCCTGCTCCTATCAAAATACCTCTATCATCTTTAGTTTTTTGAATCTGAATTAAAGATGTTTCGAGTACAGTTTGAGATAAGTCAGCATCTGTACCATTATTTGCTTTATTGCTCTGATTACCACCTACTACTACAGGGTGAGCTATACTAATAAATGCAGCACCATCACCAATAGCATCAGCTCCGGTATTAAAAGCATTATTGAAAACTTTAGCAGCTTTCTGTTGCTTTGTATTTGCCATTGCTCGTGCTAAACCTTTTGCTCTTAACTTTGAAAAAGTATCATAGAGGTTGTCCTCCATTGCTTCTTCAGTAATTGCAAAAGCTAGTGCGACAGTTTCATTGTTATATCTTGCGACATAACTTTCACTTGCATTATCAAAAGTTACAGCAGCACCTTCTAGTTTAGTTGGTGCAGTACCAAATCCTGTGAAAAGGACTTCCTCTTCAAAAGACCTGTCTGAGTTCTCTATATCATATAGAGGCTCATGTTCGTTATTAACTTCTCCATACTCCATTCCAAAGACTGCATTCAATCCAGGAAGGAGTTCTTTGCTAATACTAGCTCTATTTATTGCCATATTATATTCCTCCTAAATTATTATACAGATGTTGAAACTTGAGCTTTTACAAAATTACTTCTGTGTCCACTTAAGTATACTTCAACGATTGGATATTGGTCAGTGTCAGTTACGTTTCCGTTGACAGAATCGCCATCAATGTCTTTTCTACCAACAATTCTTGCATGTGCACCTATTTCAACAGCAACTCCAACTGGAGCTCCTACTAATCTGTAGTTTGATTGACCAGTAATTCTGCTACCAGCATCAGCGGCTGACACAGTTGCAGTATAACTGTTTACAATACCAATCTCACCATCAGATAAGGTAGAATCTGCTTGAACAAAATAAGTTTGTGCAGGGTCTGTAATGACATGAAGTTTAACATCAGTAACACATGTTCCACCAGGAAAATATCTAGAAAATTTTGGTTCTCCATTTTCTACATATTGACATCCTTGGAAAACACCAGAAGGCTTCAATGAAGTTGAGGCCAAAGGTGTAATAGTTCCAGCAGTATCAATAACAATCAAATCTCCAGCATAAATGTCGTTTGGAAGAAGTGATACGATACCAATAGCTGAATTTGAAACAGGTTGTACTATCTGTCCATAACCTTCAGTGTTTGGCTGACCATCTCTTTTTCGAGCAGGGAGAAAACCAAATGGATTAAGACTTGTAGCCATAATAATTCTCCTAAGAAAAAAAGGGTTAAAAATTAATCCTGAAACTTAGGTGTTCTTCCCTTCGTAACAGAACTCTTACTTGTATTACTTACAGGTAAAGGATTACTTTTATCTCCCATTAATTGATAATTAACAGCATCCATCATTTCCTTTGACTTGTTTAAGTAATGTTCTTTTTTCGCTTTCAGTTTAAACGTAGGTATCTTACCTAGTGCTAAGTCTCCACGACAGACTACTCCTGTATAGCGACCTTCCTTCCTCACGACAGAAGTTGCTCCCATCTCTGGTACCTCCTCTGGAGTTACAAACTCCCAGCCTTGTTGTTGTTTCTTACCGATATTTTGATAATCTTCTTTATCTTTTAAATCAATACGAAGCCATCCCAAGGACATGCCTGAATTTTTGAACTTCTCTTCAACCTCTTTTGGAATTTGAGTTTGACTAGGTTCTTCAAATACATACTCTGTTTGTGCTCTTTCGTTAGCTTCCCTTACTTGAGAACTACGTGTGTTTACTCGTGTCATTATTTACCTCCACGTTG